TATTAACTGTTATATCTGGTACTGTATCGCTATTATATTCATAATTAGGATCAAACCAATCTGCATATATCCAAAACAACCTAGTATCATATGTTATTGTGGTTGTTAAGGCTAAAGTTATAACCTTGGATAAATTTTTATCCCAATTGGGTTGCGTATCAACTATGTTAAGTTTTATTAATATTTCATTTGCTTTTGCAACCATAGCCCTAATTGCATCTAATTGATTTTTAATCCATGTTTGTTTTCTTGGTCTTATCAGATTACCATGCCTGTTTGCGGGATGTAAATCTAGATCAGGAACAAATTGGGGTTTATAAAAAAATAGTTTTTTATCATCTATTATATCAAAATCTAAATATTGAAATAATTCTGCCCAACTGGTTTGTCCTGACCATATTCCGGCAGACATAGATTGTTTTGCTATATAATAATATCTGTCATTGTAAACACGCCATTTGCCGTTTTTAAAATCATCCGGAAATGAAGTAGAGGATGATGTGTGGGCAACTAAACAATAATAGTTATTAGAACCACTATATCTTATATCCCCAACTGAATATGCAGTTGTGGCCGCCCATGCAGTAATAACATCTGATGTTTTATGAACAATATCTCCATCAGTATAATTTACCGATTGACTCCATTGGCTATATGCAAATTCTTCATCATATCTGTCTCTACCTATTAAACTTTCAATTAATCTAATATGAAAATTATAAGGTATAATGTTTACTGTGTCACCTTCTCGTAGAAAATGCCATTCTTTGTGTAAATTAGCATCAGCCGATGGATATGATGTGGCTTTAAGATTTAATTGAAAAACAGTTGAAGTATCATTAACTAATTGATCAATATTAGCAAATAACATATAATTAGACATAATTGGTGCTACCCACATAATACCATTAGCAGTTGGATTTGTTATGTAAGATGCAATTTGTTTACAAGTTAATGTTCGTCCTACATCATTTTCGTATCCGGCTACAATTGATGTGATTGGTAATGTTGTTTTATTTTTAATCCAAAAATAATAGTATGTTTTCCAAGTTTGGTTTATTTTATCATATAATTGATCTTCTGTCCAATGATAATGAGTATTAGCACCCACGCTATCTATTGTAAAAAATGCTTCTCCAGTACATTTAATTCCATCAATTTCTGTTTCAGCATCAACTAATTTACTCCATTCGTCAGGCGTTTTTGTGCTTTTTGTCCATTCATAAATGTCAACAGTTGATCCTGAAATCATTGCACCCCAATTTTTAGCGGCATAATCGACATCAATTTGTTCATAATCTATAAATTTACATTTAGATAAATCCCACCATGTTGTACCAATATAATTCTCTGACCAATTATTTGTAGCACTTATAGTTTTATTAATGTCAGTAGAATTAGAATAAACTGCTAAGTCTAACGAATTCTTAACATCAATGTTTTTGTCTGCCTCTGCCGGAATTTGTCCTTTAAAAGGATCATAGTATTCTAACTGAGCAAGCGTACTACTTTGTCGTATTGACAACCCACTTAAAAAATTACCAGTATCATATAATAAAGCAGATTTTAAATTATCAGGATCTGCTTGGGTTTGTTGATTTCTGAGAANAGTACTAAAATGTGAAGTATTTGAAACAAACTCATGAACAATGTAACCGGATGTACTATCAGATGAAGTTTTAGTTAAATTATGAACTAAAATAATTATTTTTCCTGCCGCATTAGCAAAAGTAACCCCAGTTGTACTAAATGTGATAGTACCTAATTCAGAATTGTCGTCTGTTATTTGAACCCAATCATAATTGCCTGCGTTGCCATATATAATTGTAACATCACTAATTTTAGGTGCAACTGTATAAGATACTCCTGAAGTAAATGAATATACAGATGCACCAGCAGAAAATATATCTGTATAGTTTTCTGCATCACAATAAGCATTCCATCCATTTTGCCAATTATAAGATGGATCTGCAAGGGAACTGTACATCTCTTTTTGTGTACTAAATCTAACAGGTTTAAACACAAACACTTTTCCGTCTTCACCGACTGTATTAATATATTCATCAATAAAAAAATGATCTAAACTTTTTAAAGCAGTAAGGTTTCCATATTCAGATGAAAGGCAAGAACACGTTGGAAATCCTGAAACTTTATGAATACCATCGACAAGGGGATCTGAACTTGTGTTCGCTATGTACACAAAGTCGCCTAACACTAAACCATGGGCGGCACTTGTTGAAATTTCTGCCTCATTACCAGTTTTTGTTCCCGCACAAACTTCTTTTATTTCTAAATTTGTATCCATTAATCTAAACACATTCCATTGGCCACCACTAAATGCTGTTGTATTATTATTGCCTGTCCAAACCATCCACAACCCTGATTCAGCAGTTAATGTTTTCCAATTATCTCGGGTTGAATCAAATGTTTCTAAAGTAATACCATGATCAGCATTTGGTGTCCAATCAGTAGGTATGGCTGATGCTAATTCAATTGTTGCTGTTTGATCATATGTTGAACTTGTTGTGACAGTAGATACAGCCAATCTTCCAGTATAACCAACCCCTGCACTATTCTTTCCTGTAAATCGCAGAGTTGCTATATTTGCAGTAACAGGAGCAGTTCTTATACCATCACTCGCATCTACTAAAGATTTTACAACAATTTTTGTTCTGTCAGTTGCGTTATTTGTGCTTCCAAATGTATTAAATTTACAGGTATAATTAGGCTTAGCAGATATTTTTGCTACGGTACTTGGCACCCTGTATAGTTTACCTTCTCTACGTACTTTGTCATATGTATAATATGTTTTTGTACTATCCCAAGCACTAACTAATGCAAGTCCTTTTAAAGAACTGTATATTGTTCCAAGATCAGATACATTATAAATTGTGTAATCTGGTTCTGTTGTTAAAACATACCCAGCATTTGGTAAATCTTTTTCAAATTTGTCAATAGACGAAAATGTTGAATATGTAAAACTCGGACTATACTTTCCTCTTTGTTCAAATGCTATAGGATTGTCGGGATTTTCTAACCATCGACCATCATTGGGTAATAGAGAAAGATATATGTCATAATCTAAATCTTCTGCTTGGCTTAAAAATATTTCTTTAAAATTGATAATTTGTGGATTCTGGCGTATATCAGATTGCTTTAATTGAAATTCATATGTTTTTTGTGTAGCAGATGCTCCAAATTCGCCCTCATTAATCATCCAATTTTCTTTTGTATCTATAGATACATTGCTACCTGTTAATGTAGTTGTACGCATCAATCTATCTAGTGCATTCGGAGTTCCTAATTGTTTAGATAATCCATGTACAAATTCATATTGGACATCACCAGTTAATTGCATATTTCTTAAAAATGTTTGCTTGTCGTATCCTATATTTTTTCTAGCAAAATCTACAAATTGTGAATTTACTAGTGTTTGTTCTGTATTAAAATATCCTCTATCAACATCATCAATAGATTTAGTAAAATTTGATAACAATTTTGTATCATTAACAATAAATCCGTCCGCTCTAGGTCCGCCATTCCAATTTGATGTTTTTCTGCCAATTAATTTAACCCTGTATCTACGTTCTCCATACAATGGTGAATATAATAAGTCATTAAAAACAGTAATATTATTCATAGTAAGTAAATGTTCGTATGTACAAATATAAAATCTAATACCATATATTGCTTTAGATGCATCTTTGGGTTCTACTGATATCTTATTATCAATTCTAGTTACTATAATGTCAGATGATTTTATTTCATTTCCGCTTGCATCAAATACATTATAATTATTATTAATATAAACACCTAAGTCTTTTACATAACCTGGCGCAGTAATTTCATAATTTACAAATTCGCCCAACGGAGATAATGCAACCCAATTATCTATTTTCCATTTACTTTCTGCCCAAAACAAAAATTGTTTTCCAGTGTATCTCCAATCTCTTATTACCTTTGCAGTATTATCATATTGTTCAAATAAAAAGCCTATTGATTCTAAATACTTTCCATATGATATCATAAAATCATACATATCTTGGATTGAGGTATATTCTGTTCCATACTTAACTTGAGTAGTAGTAATATCGTGATCATAATATTCAATAACTTTAGAATTACTTACTTCTATTCGTGTATTGTTACTATTTTGTTTTGATTTTAAAATATTAAAATATGGTTCAACATTATTATAACCATATACTTTATAACCATCTGCACTTTTTACAATTCGTACGCCACTGTAAAAATATTTCTTGATAGGCGGGCTCTTATAATGGTATAATTCATAATCTTCTTCAGGGACAAAGTTATTAGATTTACTAGCAATTAAACTATCCATCATAAGACGAAGGGTATCTTTATCTGAATATCCTTCCATTTTATGTGCTAACTGGGCTGTTAATCCTTTAACTTTATCATAATAATCAGATAATGAAAGTGTGCCTTGTTTAACAAGTTTTTCAATAATAAAATGATGTAATCCAAATCGTGTTAACATCTTATTATTTTTATCAACATCTCTATGTAACTTGAATAAATCAGACGAAACATTTCTCCATAAACTTGCATCATATGCAGATGATCTATGTTTAGTTTCTTTAGATATAATTTGATCAGGAGTTTTTATAGTTTGAATTCGTATCACACCGCCCATATCGGCATGTTGGGTACAATAATAATATAATAAATCTGGGGTATCATCTGCAACTATTACTTGAATATAAGCATTTGCAGTACCAGCAGTTCCACTAGAAGTAATGCCAGTTGTATAAGCACTCGCCGGACTATTATTAAAATTATTAGAAAATGCAAACACATGACTAGTATTACTAGAATCACTAACATCAAATCTATATGTGTAACCTCTATATAATCTAAATCTATCTCGTACAATTCCGTCTATATAAAATTTATCATTTGCTTTAGTAACAAGAAACGTATTTCTTATAGGACTAGGCCCAGCAGTAATTCTATCTCTAGTGTCCCAATGTTTTTCAAACCATTTGGCAGGGTTCATACTAAACAAATATTCGTGATTGGCAAATTGGGGATAACTTGATCTCCACCATATTGTTTCTAACGGACTGTGCTCAGTTACAAGAAATTCTTTTGCCGCGTTTGTGGCAGTTGGTGCAGTTACTATAGTTGCAGTAACAGGATCTTGCAAAATACCAGCATCTGTAACCAATGTTGCAATAGGTGCTCCTGTTCGTATATACCTTGGATCTTGATATAAACTTCCGCCCGGATCACTTGTTATTCCTCTTGTTAAGGCATTAATTAAATTTGTCCGCTTTGTATCATTACCACCATTTGCTGTTGACCGCCAATCATAATTTGTATCCCACCATGTTGGCTTAACAGTATGACCTAACATTTCCCATGGATNGGTGTGTGGTCTATCTGTATCAAAATANTATTTGTATATTGCTCTCCAATAACCTAACTTATCACCAACAGTAGAATAATTCCACGTCCATTTATTAGTTGCATCATATTGTGTATTTGCAAAATTGTCTATATTATTATCATTTTTCCATTTATTAATAATTTCATCAATATATGTATTATATTCTGCAATTGTATGTGTTGTTTCTCTATACTTGCCAGGAATATTATCATGTAAATAATATTTTGTTGCTGATGTTACTGTTGGTTGTATTGCATTATAAATTCTTTTTTCTAATTCTAATAATGCTTGATCTCTAATATCAACAACAACAGACGTCTGTGAATATTTTACAAATAAACTTCCATCATGTCCTTGAATAACATTAACTGTATTTGTTCCGGTGTTGTCTGCATATTCTTCTGGTTTATACAGAGGCATAATATTAAATTTTGCAAGAGTTGGCGGACAAAAACTTTGAGCATTATCAGTGCTCATTTTAATTTTAATATTTTTAACAGGATCAGATCCGCCAGGTGCGGCAGGCGCAGTACTAAAAGTTAAATTTGCCTTATCGTCATCTATTGTGTAATCATCTACTATTGTTTTAAGAATCCATGCACTTGATTCATATACATATACCATTACATGATTGTTTGCTGTGTCAGTAACTGTTTGTGTTTTTGGTAACGCAAATGTTGTTGTTGAGGCGTTTCCGACATAGGTTAATTCTACAAGATTACTATAATAAAACATATCACTGTAAGCAAACGGAAATGTACCATCTCGGCCAAGTGTCATAATCTGTAAAGTTTTATCTACCAAATCACCAATTGATATTGGAACTAATTCTTTGTCATTTTGTTCTTTTACTTTTATAATAAACTTCTTTTTAAATAATTCATATTCATCTGAAATAAATCTTAACACATTTATAACATCATAATCATAATTGTTTAAATGCATACCTAATCGTAGCATAGAAGAATCGTGCTGGAGAATTGTTCCGCCTATATTTGTTTCTTTTTCAGTATTTCGATATGTATTGTTACTTGTTGCTGAACCAGACAATCCTACCTGTTTTTCAATTATATCTGTAAAATGATTATAAAATTGGTTGAATTGAATTTTTCCAATATTTTCATTTTTAGGATTTTTTTCTATCTGATCTGGCACATCATAATAAAAACCTGTATTAGTTGCCGCTGATCTAAATTTTACATCAATTACATCATTTACAGCAAGAGGTATTTTTGTTGATGCTGTACTTTGAGTTGTGGGTGTAAATACCTTTACAGTACTAGAGTTATATGTTATATCATAATCCTGTTTGCCTTCGTAAGGTAAAACAATTTTTTGGCTATTAATATAATAATCACTTTCTTTTGTTAATGCATTACCATTTTTATAAACTTCAGGTTGACCGGGTTCGTTAATAGCATTTACAATATGAAGAGTGCCTATCATATTTGTTTGGCCAGTACTTGAACCATCTGTGACCCAATAATATAAATTATCAGGTGCATCTAACGGTACAGTAAAAGTTACTGTATTATTTGTTGCATCATTATTTGTAACACCAGTACTGTAAGGTGCATTTGTTGAATCTATTATTTCAAATCCATGCGTGGCAGTTCTGTTTTCAAACGTATAAGTTTTTCCTTTGGCTAAAAATAATGTTGGACTAGTACCATTTAGTGTCTGTTGGCCATATACACCTTTAATTTTAAAACGCCAACCATTATCATATCCAACTTCATCTTGATAATAAACCAAATAATCTCGTGGTGGCTCAAATGCAGTTGTTCCTAAATCTATTACAACATCATCGCCTGCTGTTTCAACTACTTTAGTTATTGTTACAGGAAGACGTGTTTGTGTTTTTGATTTCTCCCAACCATTTTTATATTCATATTTGCCTGTATTTCGATTATATACTTGATAAAAATATACACCTTCGTTATAATAAATTGTTTCATCTATAATATAAGAATATCGAGTTCGATTTAAAGAGAAATCAAATTGTATATTCTGTATATTTTGGTAAAATACATCTTTTTCAGCAGATAAATCTGTTGCACTCGTTCCATATACAGGTGCAAAAGTCAATTCTTTATCAACAGTTGCCCCTGAAGTAGTACTTTCCATATATCCAAAAATACTATTACCTAAAAATGTTGTACTATTAAATGATGACAAAGATTTAAATGTACTATCATAAAGATTGAAATAAGGGTGTAAGTTTCGTCTTGTTTTAACTTGACATTTAGTCCATGTATTATCTAAAACATTATATTTTATATCATATCCTGCCCATTCNCCATCGCCTGAAATAGTAAGACCGTCTCCGTCTGTCGGAGTGCCNTCTCCTGCTCTGCCATCTGTTTCTAACGTAAGAGTTAAAACGCCGCCAGAGGCAAGATTGCTAACTACATAAATTTTATCATTATAGCCTGTACTTCCTCCGATTTGATTAATAAAAAGTAATCTATCTCCGTCGGTCACTGTATGAAGTTCGTCTGTTACACCGTACGTCTCTGGATCGCCTACTTTAATATCTTGCCCTGTTTTTGTTATAAGTACAGCAGGATCATTCCAGATGCCGTTTACATCTGAAAAGCCGTAACTACCATTTACAATAGCGGCAATAGGCTCTCTGCCATGAGTACCAAAATTATAAAGGCTTACATCTCGTCTATATTCTATAATTGGTCGTAATGCCTGTTCTGTTATTCCTAATGTACCACCAGAATAAGCCAACGGATTAAATCCATTAAAAACATTAATTGCACGAATTGCATCAACATGGATCCAACGATTAGTCCGAGACCATGCATTATAATCCCTTGCTCCTCGTTGCATAATAATGTAATCTTTTTCATTTGCTACATCAACAGCCGAATCCCATAACATTATGTCCCAATAATTATTAAAACTATTTGCCTCGTCCCATTCATATAATCTTGTTACACCATATGGTACTTTGGTAGTATTTTCGGTTTCATTAATAAGAAATATTTTTTCACCTACTCCCTCGACGGTGTATATAATAGAACCAATAAGAAGTTGCATTCCATTTTCTAAACTTAAAGATTTTTCGGCCTCGGTATAAGTATAAAATTGGTTGCCTTCTATTTCTGAGGCTGTAACTCCCGTTATTGTTACAGAAAGAGGTTCACCTAGCCAATAATAGGATGAATAATTTATTAATTTATCGAGGTCGATTGGCGGATGCCAAGCATATGTGTTATCAGAAAACAGTTTATCTACATTCGAGGTAATAGTTCCAGCGTAACTTAATTTATTAAGTATGTCATCATATGTTACTGCTTCATCTATATCATCAGAACTTAGATTTTTTGATAAAATTGCCGGTTCTAATTGATATGTGTCNCGTAATGTTGTTGANGAAGAGGCATACAAATCACTGCCTGGTTTATTAATAATTCCTGTCTTTTTGCCTACCCATGCATTTATTTGTTCTAAATTACCTGGTTGAATAAGTTGGTCTAATGTTGCATTTAAAATTTTTATGTTGGGGCCTGTTTGATGAATTATAGGTAAAAATTGATTCGTTTCTCTTTTTGCTATATCAAATTTACTACTACCAGGAATAGTATTTTTTTCTTGTTTCTTTATTGTTATTTCAGATGAATAATCAGCCATATATTTTTACCTTAGTACGAACTACTAGATCCGCCCGATCCCGAATAACCACTACCTGACGAACCTGAAGTATATGTTACGCCGGATTCAATTATTGACGTTGATGTTATCATTGATGCCGCACCTACTGTTCGTAAATTAGTATCAGTATATACTGATACAATATCAACATCGGAAACCTTTGCCGCGGAAATAAACAATTCATCGGAGTTCGGGGTTATTTCAAATAAACTACCAAACCTGCTTTCAGAATATCCAGGCACTATTACAACAGAGTTTATAATACCTACCATTTTGTTATGAATATATGCACTTAATTCTGTATAATAAAAACTCTCCCCAAAATCCCAATATTCAGGTTGAAAATATTCTTCTATATACTCAATTATTTTAGATTTAATTTCATTATCAGTATAAACTGTTCCGACTGCTTTTATAATTTTAAACCTTGCTTGGAATTCTGTATCTGCTTGTTCTCCGAAAAGTATTCGATATTTTACTGGTCGATAAACAACTGTGTCTGAAGATGTTTTATAATTATCAAGACTTGCAAACTGTAACTCTAAAGTATTGGTTGTTGGTGGAAGTGGTTTAGTTGCCCGACTTCCGTCAGTTACTAACCAATTTCGTAATGCCGTGTCATATGAATTTGTTAAAATGAATAAATCTATAATATTTGATAATGCAGGATCTATTGCATAATCTTCTACTGCATAATGATTCCACTGGAATTTTAATGCTTGCCTTCCTACAACTTGGGTTGAATTATATGTTACATTATTTAATTTATATGTTGATTCATTTGCTAAATTAGTATATTCAACCGATCCATCAATTTCTTTACCCAAATAAACTGAAGGAGAATTATTAAAGTCTATTGCACCACTTGAATATGTTGTCTTACCAACCAAATCTATAAATCCTTCTGGATTATCTGGAACAAAATCTCCATTAACATCTGCCAAAGTTAAAATAACCCTTCGTGGATCGGTGTATCCATCAGAGTATGTAAAATAATCTAATATATTAAATTGTATATTTTCAGTCAATGCGGCAGTAGTGTTTACAGTTTCTGTTCCTGTTCCATCCCAAATACTAGGGTTAAGAACAAGTTCTCTATTGAATGTAATTCTATCATCAACAGGTTTTAATGTATTACTTGACGTCTTTAGTCTTGCTCGTTGATTATGAAACCTAACATTTTTAATACTTGCAAAAATGTATCGAATAGTTCGTAATTGGAAAATCCATTGTTGGCCGGATACATCAAACTCAATTCTCATTAAATAACTTTTATCAGTATTTGATGTACCTCCAACTGTACTAATATCCCATGCTGTAATATCAGGATCGCCAGCAACATTGGTATTGTCAACAACAGCCCATGTTCCTTTTTCGTGATTAAAATAAAGTCCAAATGTATTTTTATAATCTAATTGTGCAATTATAGCCGTTTTTTCTGTATCAGAAAATTTTGTATTATACGGAGGTATAATACGTTTTATTCTTGCTGTACTTGGTATTACTCTACTTAATGTTAAGGCACCATATCCGTCAGCAGTTTTTCCAGTAAAGTTGGCATCTATATCTGTAAGTCCTCGACCGTCACCGTATATTGATAAAACAGTTGCCCATTTTGTTAAAGCAGAAGCACTAAAAGGACTTTCACTAAATTCTATTATAGATCCTTTTTTAACATAAATCAATTCAAATATACCTGCCGAACTAGTAGGCGCAACATTTGTAGATCCTTGAAATTTTGTATTAAAATATCCGGTACAAGTTTTTGTAGTAGATGAAACTTGTGTCCATTCTAATATTGGAGCAGAGGCAGATATAACAGTTGTTGATGATAAAATAATTCCATTGTTACCAGCTGTCGTTACTGTACCGGTATTTCCAACAGTAGCACCATTTAAATGTCCAGTTGTTCCAGATGTTTGTTCAGTAAATGTTGTTCCATCTATAGATGTTACAATAGTACCAGATTCTCCAACAATAATATATACAGAGTCGTAATAAATAATATCTTTTAAAATAGCATTAGTCTTTGTATCGGGTATATGTGTTATCCAAGTTGTTCCGTTGGATGACGATTTTATAATTCCGCCATTTCCTACAGCCCAAAATGTAGTAGAAACAGTTATAACTGATTGCCAGGTTTCACCAGTTGCTGATTGGATAGTCCAATTGTTATCTGCTCCATCTGTTGAGGTAGCATTAAATCCTCCTAACGCTGAAATAAGATAAAGAGTTCCATTCCATGCAATATCTACACCAGAAACGGTTGCACTAGAACTCCCCAATGAGACTACTGTCCAATCTGTATTACCTATTGATATGTCTCCATCCCATTTTATTACATTACCTGCATTACCTACAGCCCACCACATGCTATTAAGATATCTTACTCTATTAAGTTGTACATCCGGAGTTGTATTAACAGCATACCAAACAATGCCGTCTGAAGAATATAATATATCACCATTAATAACTGTTGCTACAAAAAGATCATTACTTGTACTATCTAACCCGTATGATACATCTGTAATATCTAATGATGTATTTGATGTTCGTGAAGTCCAAACTGATAAATCAGCTGATGTATATATTTTTCCTGCTGTTCCAACAGCAACATACAAGGAACCATTATAAGCAATTTTTGAAAAATCTGTTGACGTTAATGTTGGATGCAAGGTCCATGCTGTTCCTAATGTTGTTGTAGCATAACTAGGAACTGTTATGAAATTAGGATTATATCTATCAAAATAAAAATTAATAGCTTCTGGGTCTCCTATCATATCTTCTATAACACTATTTACAATATCAGTAGAAGTCATATTACTGGAAAAACTTTGTGTTCTGCGTTTAGCAGTTTCTTCTCTATAGATATAACCGTCGTCTCCAAAAATTGTTAGATCTTTATATGTACCTGTTGGATCATTAATATCTATATATCTAGTATGACCACTATGCATTCGATTAACTGCTTTAATCTTTTTAATATCACTTGACAATGTTAATGGATAAACAGAATAATCTTCTGCCGTGACCATTCTATCTTGCGAATTATATACTTTTGGAGCATTTTCTTTAATGTCGGTAATACTTTCTTGTTCCGATGCGTTGTTAACAGTATATTCTAAATTACATGTAAACGTAACTTCATACGTTTGATTATTATTACCAGAAACATATTGCATTACTACATTAACATTTTTAATGTCGTCAGGTTGAATAATATAAGATTCAGCATTACTTGTTCTATACCATACTCGTATAATTCCTTTGGGTGCATTACCAAATCTACCATCAGCAAATTTGATAGACAATTGATCTTCTGCTCTAGGAATGACAGAAAAAATATTTCTTACATCTTGATTTAAACTATTATAGATAACATTATTACCTGTTAAGTTTGGTACCTTCGACCAGTTTGTTAAAATACTTCCATCTGAATTAATTGTTTGAACCCATACGTCGCTTTCATTAATTTTATCTACATTTACATCAATTACTCTATTTTCAATGGCTTCTTCTACCAATATATCTTTAAAACCTAACGTTCCTTGTTTAAATAAAAAGAAAAATCCAGTATCACTGCTTGCATTTCCTTTTCCATCATTTCTATATAGTATATGAAAATTAGCAAATGGATCTGGGTTTGGCTCATAAAAATAACCATCATCGAGAAAGTCTATATTACATACCTCCGAAGATGTTGCAATTCCGCCTAAACGAGTACTAAATCCATGCACAACGTCTTTATTAGTTACATTGTTTAATTTATAACTGTACGTATTAATAGTGTTAATTTTACCTTTTTTATAAGGTGTACCATATTGATTTGTTGATTGAAAAACCGAATTTAATACTGAAATAAATTGATCATATGCATTTGTATTTGTTGTGTCATTCCAATATACTGTTTTACCTTTTAAACTAATACCATCTGCGTCGGTTAACGGTTCGGTAGTTTTTACTGACTTTACTTTTAATAAACCTACTGCATTTTGATGTCGCTTAAATGCATACCCTAGTTGTTTTGCTAAACGAAGTACTGAATCTTGTTGGGTAGCAGTTTCTAAAAAGTTTTCTCTTGAAGATAGATCTAATCTAAATGCTAAACTATGACCCATATATGCAACAAGGTCGATTATGCTTACAAATTCTGAAGAATTAATCCAATCATTAAAATCTTCAGGGTAATTNAATCTAATATANTCGACCATCGCTGATTTTAGNGTGTCGAAATCGTATGCTTTTAAATTTGCTTGTGTGAAGGCNTCATATGCGACTTGATAATCTTCAGCGGCAAACAATACATCTTGTCTTCGTTTAGCCATTATACTGCTTCCTCAATTTGTTTATCAAAAGTTAATTCCAAAACTTCTAGTTTATTTGCCGGGACATATCTTAATCTAAGTTGAACGCTAAGACTATGCTCATGTTCATGTGTTCGTGTTTCGTCTAATTCAAATCTAGGATCTAAATTAACTATGCGTTGACAATCTTCCTTAATGATATCTATAACTGATTCGTCTAAAGGTTCAAATAATAAATTCCATATAATAGACCCAAATTTAGGATTCATTAATCGCTCACCTTGACGAGTATAAAAATGATTAGTTATGTCTTGTTTGGCAAGATCGTAGTCCTTGAGGGTAAACGGCCCGTGTCGCTTACCATATGTTGAATATCCTCGAAAAAGTGTTGCCATAATCACGCATATAAATAAAGAGTTCTATGTGTATTTATAGGAAAATTAACTGCTAATTTAATTTTTGCCTTGTATTTTTTTACTTTTTTGGTTGACATTTTCTTTATAGGTTGCTATAATATATAATAGGGGTTTAGCTCAGTTGGGAGAGCGCCTGTTTTACACGCAGATTGTCGCTGGTTCGATCCCAGCAACCCCTACCATTTAACTAAATATTTAAGTTAGGAGTTACTTAATGAAAATTAACGAAATTGAAAAACAATATCCTATTGAATTAGAAGATCCGGGAACAATTGAAGTACACGGATACGGTGACCAACGAACTGCTACTGTTATTAATATGCAAGTAAACAATGTTGGTCCTAAAAATAATCTTGCTGTTTTTGTAAATGCAAGTTATGGATTAACATGGGAACAAGGAGATCGTTCAGTTGGTGTAGGTAAAGGATGGCTTGCTAGTTTAGAAGAATATACTGTAGATGTTCAATCAATATTAGATGAGATGGGTACTGTAACAGATATACGAGAAGTAAACAAACCATTAGTTGATTATCTTAATAAACAAGTAACACAATTTTTAACAACAATCGAAGACCAAATCGCACAATATGCAGATGAAGGCAATTGAAATAGACGACTGGGCTAATGCATGGTTCAAAGCATTTAAAGAAATAACCAATCCTAATTCACAATTTACACATCAACAAGTTCCAAAGAAATTAACGTGTAAAGACGGATTCACTTTTTCTATCCAGGCAGGTCCTACACATTATTCTACTCCTAAAGCATTAGCAGATCATTACGATGCATTTGAAATTGGCTTTCCGTCTGCTTCCGAACCTATTTGGAATCAATG